GATATGGATATAAAAGAATTACTTAGCAATATCGATAGTAGCGTTCTTACAGAGGAATCGAAATCTCAGATTTGTAGTGTTTTTGAGACAGTAGTAACTGAAAAGGTTGAAGCCCAAGTTACTAATCGAATTTCCGAAGCAGTTGAATCTGCACTGTTAGAACAGGATGATTCGCATTCAGCGCAACTAACGACTTTATTGGAAGCTATTGATAAAGATCATAGCGACAAATTGAAAAAGATCGTCAGCAAGATTGACGAAGATCACAGTGCTAAACTAGCTGATGTTGTGACTAAATATGAAGACCTATTATCTAAAGAGGCTAAAGCTCTTACAGAGTCCCTTCAAATTGACATCTCAAATTTCCTTGATTTAACACTTGATGACTTACTACCAAAAAACATGCTTGCAGAAGCTGTTGCGAATACTAAAGCTGCTGAAAAGCTTGCAAAGATTCAGGAATTGGTATCTGTAGATGAAGCATTCATTACTGAACATGTTAAAGAAGCTCTACAGGATGGTAAGGAACAAATTGAACAGCTTAGAAAAGATTTGAATGAAGTTCTTAAAGAAAATGTCAAGTTAGGTGCCGAGAAAAATAAACTTGGATCAGAACTTGTTCTTGAAAGAAAGACAGCATCTCTACCTAATGAAAAACGTTTGTTCGTTGAACAGACATTTAAAGGAAAATCTGCAAGCTATATTAATGAAAACTTTGATTATGCTTTGAAGATGTTTGAACGTAGAGAAGATGAAGCTATTAAAAATGAAAAATCTCAGGTTATTGTTGAATCCAAACAAGTGGATACTCCAGCAGAACCTAAGTACAAAAAAGAATCTAGTGTGGAACTGACTCCACACATGAGTGAATATGTATCAGGTCTTAAATAGAACTGATAGTTTAGAAAAGGAGAAATACAAAAATGCAAAGAAACACTCCAGCGTATATTAACAAAGATATGGCCAAATCGCTAGTCGCGAAATGGGCACCTATGTTAGACTATACCTCTAATAAGATTGGTCCTATTGAAGACGAGCATACTCGCTTGAATACTGCCATTCTTATGGAAAACCAAGAAAGATATCTTGGAGAATCAAACATTGCCGGAAGCGGTGGTGTATATGGTTCAGGGTCCACAATTGGTGGACTATACAACCCTACAGGTGGACCGATTGGCGGTGCTGATGGATATGCTACTGGCGACGCACGTTTGCCTAAAGTTCTTATCCCGATGATTCGTCGTACATTCCCAGAATTGATCACGAATGAAATCGTAGGTGTTCAGCCTATGAGTGGCCCAGTTGGTCTTGCTTTTGCCCTACGGTATAAATATGCTTCTGGTGAAGCTCTTGGTACTGATTCGGCACGCTCAAACGACTCTAACAACTCCGACCCCGGTCAGGCATGGTGGAGTGAAGCTAATGGAAAAGAAGTTGGGTGGAACTACCTCGACACTCGTTACACTGGTGCAAGCTCTGATCAGCTTACTGGCGCAGCTACTGCGGCAGACTTCCCAATGCTTGACGAAGATACTGGTCTTGCACAACTCTTGAGTGCTTTCGAATTTACCTCTAACATCCCACAGATGGAATTGGCTTTCGAAAAGACTTCAATCGAAGCAGGAACTCGTAGATTGGCTGCTCGTTGGTCTGTAGAACTCGAACAGGACATCCGTAACATGAACGGTATTGATATTGATGCAGAATTGACTAACGCAATGAGTTATGAACTTCAGGCAGAAATTGACCGTGAAATGATTATTCGAATGATTCAGGTTTGTTTGACAGTTGGTGATGGTACTCGTGACGGTAAAGGTTACTCTTTCTGGGCGGCAGCTTCGGCTGATGCGCGTTGGATTGGTGAACGTACTCGTGACTTCTACTCTAAAGTAATTGTTGAAGCTAACCGAATTGCTGTTCGTAACCGTCGTGGTGCAGCTAACTTCATTATCGCAACTCCTAGAGTATGCGCAATGGTGGAAATGCTCCCAGAATTCAAATTCATGCCTGTTAATACTAACGTTAATACCCAGCCTACTGGTGTATCCAAAGTTGGTAATCTAGGTGGACGTTTCACAGTATATCGCGACACACGTACTGAAGCTCAGTATCAGGTTGGAACTCGTTCCACTCCTGTAGAATATGCTCTTCTTGGTTACAAGGGTGCAGATTTTTATGATACTGGTATCATATATTGTCCGTATATTCCTGTGATGGTACAGAGAACTATTGGTCCTAACGACTTCGCTCCTCGCGTTGGCTTGCTAACTCGATACGGGGTTGTAGATAACCTATTCGGTGCCGACCTGTATTACCATGTGATTATCGTAAAAGGTCTTGGCGTTGCGTTTGACCCTTCAGTAGCAC